AGAAGCAGAGGAAGCACGCCAGTGGGAAGAGTACATGGAAAAAAGAAGGGCGTACAACGCCGAATGGAACTATAGACACAATCATTAATTTTCTGAGAAAAAGAGGGGAGGTGAGACCATGGGAGACACACTTCATAAGATGCAGGTGATAATTGAAGCTACAACAGAACCATTGAAAAAAGGGATGGAAAACAGCCGGCGGGAAGTAAAGAAAAGCGTTGAAGAAATCCAGAAGGAAACTGAGAAAATAAAGAATCCGTTCAAGGGGATGGAAAGCAAGGCACTGCAACCGGTAAGGAATACCCTGAATAAGATCAGGGAAATGCTCAGCAGGAATCCTGTGAAAAATTTCCAGATCAAGGCAGGCATCAAAGTTCCAACGGAAGAGTATCAGCAACTGAACTCCACAATTCAAAAAACACAGACTCAGCTCAACAAATACTATGAACGCCGGGATAAGATGAGTGATCTTGGCGTAGATCAGGAAAGCATGAGCTGGAGAAGCCTGGCATATGACATTGAGGGCGCTGAACGTAAATTGAGAATGTATGAAACTGACAAAAAACATATGGAATCCTCAAATACAGATGTAAAGCGGCCGGTATCTCTTCCGAAACAGGCATTGAACTTTGGGACAGGAATTTTCAAAGGAATAGGAGCAACTGTTTCGAAGGGGTGGGGAGGCTTTACAAAGCTTCTTGGAGGTGTTGGAAACGTTGCATCTTCCTTTACCGGTGTGATCCGGAAATGCTCCGGTGCTTATGCAGCACTGATCCAGAAGTTCACATCCGGAATCCCGTTTTTTAACAGGACAAAATCTTCGTTCAATGGTCTGGGAACATCCGGACGAGGCTTGACAGGTATACTGAAGACGATCGGAATGACTGCAAAATTTATGTTTGCAAGTTTTGTGATCCGTGGAGCTGTAGATGGCGCAAAGCAGGGATTTCAGAACCTTGCACAGTACAGTGGAGAAACAAACAGAAGTCTTTCTCTGCTGATGTCTTCTCTGACACAGCTCAAAAATTCACTGGCCACAGCCTTTGCACCAATCCTGAATGTTGTAGCACCAATTCTGAACAGTTTCATTCAGACGGTTATCAACGTGGTAAATTCCATAGGCCAGCTGATGGGAGCCCTCACAGGCAAAACCACCATGGTCACGGCCAAGAAAGTCAATCAGGATTATGCTGCAAGTCTTAACAGTACCTCAACGGGTCTGAAGAATAATGCAAAGAACGCGGATACGGCATCAAAAGCGGCAAAACAATATCAGCGCACTCTTCTGGGATTCGACCAGATCAACAAGCTGAACGATGATTCAGACGGCTCCGGATCAGGAGGAACAGGAAGTGGAACGGATACATCACCGCTTGGTGGCGTTAATGATATGTTCCAGACAACGGCCATCAAGAGCCGTTTCAAAGATCTCGCAAAACTGATCAAAGATTCCTGGAAGTCCGGTGATTTTACAGAACTTGGCGCCATGGTCGGCAATAAGCTCAACGAAGCACTGGAACGTATTCCGTGGGGTAAAATCCAGAATACCTGTAACAAGATTGCAAAAAGCATTGCCACTTTTCTGAATGGCTTTATTGAAGCTGCGGATTGGAAATTAGTTGGTAATACATTCTCTAAGGGACTGAACACAGCCTTTGGATTTGTAGATACCTTTGCAAAGAATTTCCACTGGAACAGTCTTGGGAAAGCTATCGGAGATGGGATCAATGGTGCTCTTGAAGGCCTTGACTGGAATCTGATCAAAGGAACCGTACATGATACCGTCTTTGGTCTGGTAAGCACACTGAATACAGCGATTGCGACAACCAATTGGAGTGTAGTTGGAAAAACAGTTGGAGAGTGCTTTAACACACGACTGGAAGCACTTTATACCACAGTTCATAACTTTAACTGGAGAGGCTTGGGCACTGCACTGGCTGATCTTGTAACCAACACGGTCAAAACCATTGATACTGGAAAAATAGGACAGACCTTATCCGATGGGATAAAAGGCTTTTTTGATTTTGCAATCTCAGCGATCGAACACATGGATTGGTGGTCCATGGGGGACACCATCTATAACAAAGCAAAAGATCTGATGGTAAACATTGACTGGAGCGGAATTGCTGACAGAGTTTTTGAAACACTTGGAGCTGCATTTGGAGGTTTTGCCGCATTTATTGGCGGTATCTTTAAAAATGCAGTTGCAGATGCAAGGAAGTATATTATAAAGCATTTCACAGAAGCTGGAAAATTCACCTGGGAAGGCTTTAAAAATGGTGTTGTGCAGTCATTTAAAGATATAGGAACCTGGATCAAGGCACACATTTTTAAACCATTCATAAACGGATTCAAAAAAGCTTTCGGAATCCATTCACCATCAACAGTCATGCGTACGCAGGGCGGATATGTTATATCTGGCCTGTTCAATGGTATGAAAGCAGGATTGCCAGCTGTACTGTCTTGGATTGCTAAACTCCCAGGGCAGACAAAAGAGAGACTTGGAAATGCCAAAACATGGCTACGTGGGAAAGGAAATGCTGCGATCACCGGTCTGAAAAATGGCTGGGAAGCTGTAAGGGAATCAACATTCCTGAGCAGAGTAAAGAAAATCGGTTCTCAATCTTTCAACGCTATCGGAGATATCAAAAGCAAAGTAACGCCGAAAGGCAGGGATATCATAAGCGGAATGAGAACCGGCCTGAATAATAACTGGAGCTCTCTGTCTGGAATATTAAGTAATATACCAGGCAAGGTGGCAAACGCAATTCCAAGCTTATACACAGTTGGCCAGAATGTTATTCAGACTTTTGCAAATGGATTTTCAAGCATCCATATCCCTATGCCACATATCGGCTGGGATTGGGAAGGTGGATCTATAAAAATCGGTAACTTCAAATTTTCATTGCCACGTTTCAATCTGAGCTGGTACGCAAATGGCGGATTCCCTGGTATGGGAGAAATGTTCGTGGCAAGAGAGTCCGGACCGGAGCTTGTCGGAAGAATGGGAAACCGTTCTGCTGTGGCAAACAATAATCAGATCATTGCCGGAATCCGGGCAGGTGTATTTGAAGCAGTTGTGAATGCTTTTGAAAGCATGCAGGGCAGAAATGATCGTGGACAGGAACTCCACATCTATCTGGAAGGCGATGCAAAGAAATTGTTTAAGGTGATCCGCCAGGAAGGAAACAACTATCAGAAACAGACCGGAAATCCGGTATTTGGATAAGGAGGCGGTAAAGTGACAGATGATATCATTATTGACGGAGTTACGATGCCGACTCCGGCCCTTTCGGGTTTGACAATAAAAAAGGAAAAAATCTGGTCAAATAATACAGGGCGTGTAGCGAATGGTGATATGGTAGGCGATCTTATTGCTATTAAATATACGTTGGAAATTACATGGCCCATGTTAAGCAGAGCGGATGCTGCCAAGATTGATGCAGCAATCAGCCCTGCTTTCTTTAATGTGACATTTACGGATCCTGGAAGCAATTCCCGGATAACAAAGAGATGCTACTCAAACACACCATCCTATCCGGTATACAGTTATGTGGACGGTGTGAAAACATACAAAGGAGTAGGGGCGACACTGATCGGAAAATAAGGAGAACAGAACAATGAAAATGCAAAACAAAGAAATTGTAGACTTTTTAAATACTTGCGTATCTATGAAAAAAAAGAGCTTGCCAGTCCGTTTGGCGTATGCGATCAAGAAGAACGTGGCAGCAGTCCAGGAGGCTGCGTCAGCTTACACTGCGGAACGGGAAGAATTGATCCGCAGATACGCCAAGAAAGATGAAAATGGTGAGATCATGACGGAAGACGACTGCTATATCATGGAAGACAAAGAAAGATTTGGGAAGGATATGAGTGAACTTCTGAATATTGAGACCGAGGTGGAGATTCATACTGTTTCCATCTCAGTAGTCGAGAAATGTGACGAAGATCCGAAATATGATTCACTGACCATGGCTGAACTGGATGTCATTGATTTCATGTTGACAGAGTAAGGAGGCGGTCCTGTGTATCAGTCAACAACTGCATTTGGAACCTTGGTACAGCAGGATTCCAGAACATTTAAATGTTTACTCACCTATGGAGAAACATCCATCACAACCGTACGAAGTATCAAATTCACCGGAGGTTCTGAAGGAGAAGACGATTTTTCTCTGGGTTCTACCATGTCACAGTACATAGAAGTGACAATTCCTGGCAAAGGACTGGTAGTTGAAGGAACAGAAATGCTCCTTCAGATTGGTATGGACGTGAACGGAAAAACAGAATATATCCCCATGGGATATTTTACAGCAGGAAAGTCCCAAAAAACGGATGATCAGATCACGTTCACGGCTTACGACCGTATGATGAACACAGAGCGGACGTTTTCCATGAATGGCACAACTACAAATACGGTGGCAGTACTGAAGAAGATTGCAGAAATCACAGGTGTGCCAATAGTGACAACCGGATTAACTGCGATATCTATGAAAGTGCCGAAAGGATATAGTTGCAGGGAAGTGCTTTCCTACGTGGCCCAGCTTTATGGGGCGTTTGCGGTTTGCAACCGTATAGGTCAGATCGAGCTACACACCTATGTGGATTCAGCATATAAAATAGGAGCAGGACGGTACTGGGGAAACTTTGAACATAACGATTATGCTTTCAATGTGACTAGAATGGTGTGTGCCACCGGAGAGAATAAGAACGGAACAAGTATTTCGATAACTGCAGGTTCTGGAACAAGAAGCATATCACTGTCAAATCCGTTTATGACACAGGCAGTACTCAACAAGATCCTGGCATCTTTCAAAAATTTCTCCTATATGCCAGGTACATTGAAAATGCTGGGAGATCCCCGACTGGATCCTTGGGATATCCTGACCGTAACAGATCTGTTTGGAAACACATATAAGGTTCCTATCATGAAACTGGATTGGGAATACGATGGCGGTCTTACATATTCAGTTGAAGCTGTCGGCCTGTCAGAAGAAGAAACCAATGCAGATTATAAAGGCCCGCAGACAAAAGAAATGGAACGGTATTACGCACAGTTGGTAATGATTGACAGAGCGATGATCAACAAACTAGATGTGGAGACTGCAAAAATCACGTATGCATCTATTAAGGAACTGGATGTAGTTAAAGAGAATGTTGGGGAAATTGATGCTAAAAAAGCAAACATAGACCTTGCAAATGTAAATAATGCATGGATTGAAAAAGGTGTCCTCAAAGATGGCTCTATTGGCACTGCAGCAATCCATGAAGGAGCTGTAACAAACGCTAAGATTGCTGATGCGACGATCGAAGCGGCGAAGATCAAGTCTATCAATGCAGATTCTATTGTAGCCGGTACGATTAAGACCGAGCGCCTTATCATCACCGGTCCGGATGGTCAGGACTCCATTGTCAAAGCAATCAATATCGCAAATGGCGTATCTGAGGCAGAAGTGAACGGACAGAAGGTTCAGGCTGCCTCTATAGATGTCGTTGATCTGTCTGCATTCCAGGCTAAGATTGCCCAGTTTGATATGAGTCAAAATGCCATCTATAGTGGCAAGCTGGCTATTAATGATCCAACAAGCGGTGTTTATATTTCCACCACCGGTCTTGGGCTTGGTGACGGGGCTCTTACAAGTAAGAAAGAATCTCCAATTCAGATGTATGCCGATGGCGTATTCAAACTTAAAGGCAAAAATTCATCGTTGGAATTTAATCCAGTGACGGATATGTTAGATATTAATGTCAGCAATTTCCGGATTGGTTCAAAAGAAGCAGCCACAATAGATAACACAATCAAATCAACACTCGAACAGTTTTATTCATCCACATCCCCAACATCCTTAGTTGGTGGTTCGTGGAGTAACAGCCAGCCCACATGGACAGAGGGTAAGTATATTTGGAGACGAAATTTCGTAACCTACGGAGATGATCGTACCGAATTCACGCCTTCTGAAAACGGAGTATGTATAACAGGAAATACCGGGGCTCAGGGAGCTCGTGGACCACAAGGTGCTACCGGAGCAAAGGGTGAGACTGGCGCTCAGGGACCACAGGGCATCCAAGGGGTGAAAGGTGAAACAGGACCTCAGGGACCACAGGGCGTACAGGGAGCAAAAGGAGATAAAGGAGCTACCGGACCTCAGGGTCCAACTGGGCCTAAAGGAGAGACAGGTGCTCAAGGACCACAGGGAAACCCTGGATCTACTGGTCCTCAGGGTGTAAGCGTTACCACCATCAAAGATCAGTGGTATAAATCAACATCAAATACTGCTCAGGCCGGTGGTTCATGGTCCGATACTCAACCAAACTGGGAATCTGGAAAATATATCTGGACAAGATCGCACATCACATTCAGCAATGGAAACACAACCACAACAAATCCTGTCTTGGCAAACGCAATCAATAACGCCAACTCCAACGCAGATAGTGCCAATTCTTCCGTAAGTGCTTTAAACAAGATTGCAACAAAGAGTTATTCTTTTGGCGGGGCAAACAACAAAGCGCAATGGGTTCGACTTGGGACACTCACGTCCGCCGGCGATTCTTCAGTTGTCGTTATTGCTCTTCAGACCGGGAACGGTTTCAACGGAACAGAAAGTCAAAATTCTCAAGCCGAGATCGTCATAAAAGATGGGTGGCAGGACAAAGCAAGTACGACGGCGGCATTTGGAGCAAGCGTTACACGACAGAACACTAAAGACCTTCTGGTTAGTGTACGAGCAACCGCGTCAAATGTGTGTGAAGTCTGGACATATCTTCCATGGCAATACTGGAGTGGAAATTACACCATATCTGGTATTTACAGTGAATGGAATCCAAATTTTACAAAACAAGACACAAAGCCAACGAATGGTGTTGAGCAGTCACTGGCATATCGAACTACGGCAGAAGATGCTTACACGTTAGCCTCTGGTCTGAAAAAAGACGTGGATATAAGTTCTGAATTTGTGAAAACATACAACGATTGGGCATTTAAATGGAAAGCAGCCACAATGGTTGACGGTGCCGAAGTTGGAACTTATCAGAAATATATCACTCTTGAAAGTGGCAATATTTTACTTGGTCATTCCAATTCCAAAAACAAATTGAAGATCACCAACGATTCCATCCAGTTCAAAGGCACCAGCGACACCGCCATAACACCAGATTCCGACGCAACTGCCTGGATCACAGGAAAGGTATTCCATATCAATTCCGGAGAGATTGAGAGCGGTTTGAAGTTTGGAAATGTACGTCTGAGACCATCCAGCAATAACACACTGATTATCAGAGATCCGAGCGATAAAAAAGACATGGCCGAATTTGGTTCTACTGTAAGGATTGGTGAATCTAGCGGACG